ACCGGATGGCCGCGATTTTTTTTATGGTGGTCCCCCCCACTAAGTTTTGTCGGCCAATGAGAACGCTCTCTCAAATGTTAGTTAAATAGTTGTCCCTTATAAAACTTGGTCCCTAAGTACTCATTGTAAAGATGTGGGATCCTCTTTTAAACGAGTTTCCTGAAACCGTACATGGTTTTAGGTGTATGCTAGCGATTAAGTATTTACAGTTAGTAGAGAATACATACTCTCCGGATACGTTGGGGTACGATCTAATACGTGATTTAATATTGGTTATTCGTGCTAGGGATTATGTCGAAGCGTCCCGCAGATATAGTCATTTCCACTCCCGCATCCAAGGTGCGTCGCCGGTTGAATTTCGACAGCCCATATGTCAGCCGTGCTGCTGCCCCCACTGTCCTCGTCACAAACAAAAGGAGGTCATGGGTGAATCGGCCCATGTACCGAAAGCCCAAGATGTACAGGATGTACAAAAGCCCTGATGTTCCTCGGGGTTGTGAAGGCCCATGTAAAGTCCAATCGTATGAACAGCGTCATGATGTAGTCCATGTAGGTAAGGTCATTTGTGTGTCTGATGTTACTCGTGGTAATGGGTTGACTCATCGTGTTGGGAAGAGGTTTTGTGTCAAGTCTGTGTATGTGTTAGGTAAAATATGGATGGATGAGAATATTAAGACTAAAAATCACACAAACACTGTGATGTTTTTTTTAGTTCGTGATAGAAGACCCTTCGGCACTCCCCAAGATTTCGGGCAGGTGTTTAACATGTATGATAACGAGCCAAGTACAGCAACTGTTAAGAACGATAACAGAGATCGTTTTCAAGTTCTTCGTCGATTTCAGGCGACTGTCACCGGTGGTCAGTATGCAAGTAAGGAGCAAGCAATAGTTAGGAAGTTTATGAAGGTCAATAATCATGTAACGTATAATCATCAAGAGGCTGCGAAGTATGATAACCATACTGAGAATGCTCTGTTATTGTATATGGCATGTACGCATGCTAGTAATCCAGTGTATGCTACCTTGAAAATCAGGATCTATTTCTATGATTCTGTACAAAATTAATAAAGATTGAATTTTATTATACTTGAGAATGTTGTTTCAATTGTCCCTTCTAATACATCATACAGTACATGTGAAATTGCTCTAATTACATTGTTGATACTAATCACTCCTAAATTCGCTAAATATTTCATACATTGATATTTAAATACTCTTAAGAAATGCGAGGTCTGAGGATGTAAAAGAGTCCAGATCCGGCAGGTTAGAAAACATTGGTGTATCCCCAGCGCTTTCCTCAGGTTGTAATTGAATTGGATTTGGACGGTTATGATGTCGTGGTTCCTCCGGAATGGTCTCTCTAGGTGTTGGGGTATCTTGAAATATAGGGGATTGTTGATTGTCCAGGTATATACGCCATTCTCTGCTTGAGCCGCAGTGATGAGTTCCCCTGTGCGTAAATCCATGTGATGCGCAATCAAGTCCAAAATAGTAAGAGCATCCACAAGGTAGATCAACTCTACGTCTGCGAACTGGTCTCCTCTTCGCTATTTTGTGTTGGACTTTGATTGGTACTTGAGTACAATGGCCCTGTGAGGGTGACGAATGTTGCATTTTTTAATGCCCAGTTTCTGAGTGCAGAATTCTTATCCTCGTCCAAGTACTCTTTATATGATGAAGTTGGTCCTGGATTGCATAGGAAGATTGTTGGGATACCTCCTTTAATTTGAATTGGTTTCCCGTACTTCGTGTTGCTTTGCCAGTCTCGTTGGGCCCCCATGAATTCTTTAAAGTGCTTTAGATAGTGGGGATCTACGTCATCAATGACGTTGTACCAGGCATCATTAGAATACACCTTGGGACTCAAGTCCAGGTGACCACATAAATAGTTATGTGGACCCAAAGAACGAGCCCACATTGTCTTGCCGGTTCTACTCTCGCCCTCGATTACAATACTATTGGGCCTAAAAGGCCGCGCAGCGGCACCCATTACATTTTCTGCAGCCCATTCTTCGAGTTCTTCCGGAACGAGATCAAAAGAAGAAGAAAGAAAAGGAGATACAAAAATCTCTAAAGGAGGTGCAAAAATCCTATCTAAATTACTATTTAAATTATGAAATTGAAAAATATAATCTTTTGGGAGTTTCTCCCTTATTATCGCTAAGGCAGCGTCTTTGGAACCTGCATTTAAAGCCTCTGCACATGCGTCGTTAGCATTCTGGCAGCCTCCCCTAGCACTTCGTCCGTCGACCTGGAATTGACCCCATTCAATGATGTCTCCATCCTTATGGATGTAGGACTTGACATCGGAGCTGGATTTAGCTCCCTGAATGTTCGGATGGAAATGTGTTGATCTGGTTGGGGAAACCAGGTCGAAGAATCTGTTATTCGTGCAGTTGTATTTGCCTTCGAATTGCATAAGCACGTGGAGATGAGGGTTCCCATTCTTGTGTAATTCTCTGCAAATTTTTATGAATTTTATATTGGTAGGGGTTTGCAGGTTTTGTAACTGGGAAAGTGCTTCCTCTTTGGTGAGAGAGCACTGTGGGTATGTTAAGAAATAATTTTTGGCTTTAATAGAAAAACGTCCCGCACGAGGCATTTTGGAATTGGGGGGCACTCAAAGTCTGAGCAATCGGGGGAACTGGGGGGCAATTTATATGGTGCCCCCCAAATGGCATAATCGTAAATATGCATAAGAAATCCAAAATTCAAATTGGTAAAGCGGCCATCCGTATAATATT